ATTGTTACACGCTGTTTATCTCCAAGGAGGAAACGTAGAATGCGCTCCCTTACGGTGACATTACGGCAAGTAACGATTCCGCCTGTCTGTGGCATTTTTGAAACACTGATCTTCAAGTTGTGTTTCATATCCATCACCTCTTTCTGAAGGGTCATTATTTGTTCCCCTCTATCTGGTAGCCATGGGAGGGATGGAAATCTGACGGTTTTGTAAAATTGCAAAAAAATAATGCCCTCAGAAGTTTTGAAACCTCCAAGGGCATGGTGCTTGCTTATTCGATTTTAATAAAGGCATCCATAAAGCCTGCAGCTTTTACTCGGGCCAGCATTGCTTCGGCATTGGACTTAACGCTATAAGCTCCAACCTGAACCCTATACAACTTCTTAGTCGGTGGCGTGGAAGCTGCAGGAGTCGTAAGTAGCTTTTTAACGTCAGCCCTGAAGGTATCCATACTCTTACCATGCCTAGAAAACCAGTGCCGAGGATCTCCATGATTGCTGGCGATTTTCTTTTGATAACCTTCGTAGTGGCCAATGATATCTTTCTCCGTCAGGTCATAGAGTTTACAAAGGTAAGCACAAAGCTCCGCGGCTTCTTTGTAAACCTCGCTGAAGTATGAGACATCGGACAGATTGTCTTCACAGATCTCAAATCCGATATGACTATCGTTTGCGTCACCACCTGCATGCCAGCCTCGATGATCCCATGGTAGCGTCTGGTAAGTTGCAATGGTACCATTCTTAAGCTTTCCAATAAAGGCATGAACACAGACTTGCCTCCCACTGGGTCTATGCTGGTTCCAATGATTGTTGTATTGGTTTTCTCCTAGGATGCCATCATCCGGGCCAACATATCTGCGAAGATAGGGGTTATTAGCCCCAGTGCTGTGGACCATAATGCCTTTGGGCTTGATTTTCCTGCCTGCTTTATAGCATTCATTTTCTGTAAGGATTAGTTTTTTAAGGTTCATTATTCTCCTCCTTCAAGATGGCCACGCATTACTTTGTTCCATCCTTATCGCCACCATCTTTTAGCTGTTCAAGAATCTCTTTGAGTTTCTCTGGTACAGGAAGCCCAATTCTTGTTGAGTTTTCTATGATGCTGATTCCTTCATTGGATAGATAAAAGAAGATAACAGCGGTCCTAATGACACCACCATCTCCGATAATGTTCTGATCAATAATGTGGGCAATGCCTACAAGGGAGAAGATCACCACTTTCTTGAAAATGCCCCGAGCACCGACATCACTGGAAAGATGCTTTTCTAAAATAGCGCACATCACTCCAAGAATATAGTCAATCACCACAAAGGCGATCAGGGCATATAAAAATCCATCGTAACCTCCGAGAAACCAGCCAAGCCACCCACCAATAGCGGCAAAGACCATTTGAATAAAAGTCCAAATATCTCTCATGTAATTTCCTCGCTTTCATAAATATTTGTATATAAAAAGACGCCTAGTTAAAGGCGTCAAAATCTGATAATAATAGGCTTCCATTAGTAGGGTGCATAGTAAACATAGCCGCTGGCTTTGGCATAGAAGCCATCTCCTGGAATATACATGGCCCCATCGAAAGTATCGTATTGGCTGGTGGTAAAGCCAGGTTGATACAAGCATTCCCAGGTAATCCCATCAGAGGATACGCAAAGACTGCTCTCTTTTAGAAGCGCGAACTTACCCCAGTCGGGCATCCACATGATATTCCTTGGATTGGGGATGTTGTTATTGGCCAGATCCCCTACCCAGGAGAGATTGGTTTCGGTAATTTCTGTGGCATTATCGTTCATCACGCAGAGCTTCACATAGTAGGTGTAAGTGCCGCCCACATTGGTGTAATTGAACTTCATGACAAAGAGCACACCATTGATAGAGCGAATGAACATGTACCGAGTATCATTCACATCTTCAGGAATGGTAGTTCCCCAGCTTCCAGGACTTGATGTACTTGCTCTGGCGATGGATTTATCTCCACCAACAACTCCAACAAAGTATCCTTTATGTCTTGTCAGGTATTTAAAGATGGGGACTGAGGTTCCATCAGATCCAACCAAGGTCCATGCAGTTCTTTCCTCTAAAGAATCAAAGCTGTAATAAACCGGAGATTTATAATACCACCAGCTGACCACACCAGAGCCTCGGTCCATATCATAAGCACCACAGGTCATAGCGTTTTGCGCTCCGGCACAGTACCCAGCGTTATGCCAGGTAATACCATCAAAGGATGCGATGATATTAGCGAGGCCCACGATCTTTGCGATAAAGACACCATCAGCAGCATAAAGAATTTCAGGCTGCCCATGACTCCACCAAGGAACACTGACAACGGTCCATTGTTTGGTGGTCTTGTTCCAGTAGGACATGTATGGGGTTTTGGCATAATAAACAGCTATCTGAGCGTTTCCATTATCATAGACATTAATCTGTCTTTCACTTCCGTATTGGGTGTAGCCAAAATTGTTATAGTACTTCTTGGTCCAGCTTAAGGTAGGAATAGGAAGGACAATACTTCCTCTGCCACCAAAAGCTGTCCAGATGGCCAAGGCGTTATTAAAATTACGATCATAGCTCATGGCTTTCCTCCTTAAACTTTCTCAATGGCTGTAATTCTTCCGCTGGAATCGGTGGAGTAGGTGTAGCTTCCAGTTGAGCCATCGGCATAGGTCACTTTAAAGGCTGCAGCATCAATCAGAAGTGATGAGACCTCTTTAAGGAGAAGCTCTGAGAAAATATCTTCTAAGGTGATGCTGGTGATCCTTCCACTGGAATCTGTGGTGAAGCTGTACTCGGCATGATATTGATGGGTATCACCTTTTTCTACTTCATAGGTTACATTGATTTTGTTATCAACCACCGACAGCGTTTTTACTATGGTGTAGGATACGCCTAAGTCATAGACCTGGCTTTGAAGATCATCCACGGAGCTTCCTACATTAGAAATAGAGTTTTCTATGCGATAGAAGGTATCAGAAATACTTGGCCTGTATCTTCCCACCTCAACACGGATGTTGAATCTGTAGAATGGATTATATTCAAGAGAGATGATTCTAGTCTTTACGTTAATGCCTAATGGATTGAAGATGATGTGAACATTATCACCAACAGCCAAATCCATCAGCTTAAAAAAGGAAATGTCATAGGATGATGCGTTTTCTCTGGAGTCATGGGATACAGCCACGTTTGTAACATTCTTTGAACCCATCACAGGGATATAGTCAATGCTTCCTCTGTGACTTCGGATGTTGATGTTGTAACCATCGTATTCAATCTCACCTCCGAGGATGGCGATGTATTGCATGAGGGCAGCTCGCCTAGAAACCTTCTGGTTTATTTTCATGATGATACTTTCTGTAAAATCCACCACTCCAGCAGAAAAGGGAGTGCCAGAAAGGAGCTGAGATAATCCCGTAGATGGATCTCCCGTAAAATCAAACTCCGTGATATTATACATTTCGTGATTAAGCAGATATGAAACATGCTCACAGAGAACAGAGCAGATAGGGAGGCTTCCTTGAATTGATTTACCGATCTGGACAATTTCAAAATACTGATTATCTAGTTTTGCGATTTGCTTTGTCTTTAAAGCCAACGCAGACTTAGCCATAACAGTAAATGAGAGGGTGAACTCACCCTCTAAGGTTTCTCTTATATTTGAGCTGATGACTTTGTTAACGGACTGAATCAGGGTTGCTCCTGCGTAAATTTCAATCAAGAGATCGCCTCCTTTCTATTAACTCCCTGCCACACCAAGGTTTCTAACTGTGACAGTATTTTGGTTCCACTGAAGCTGTGCAATAACTCTTGTCAAAATATTACCGTCAATGGTAAGAGGAATAGTCACATCAAAAACAGCTCCTTCAGAACCTCCAAGATTTCCTGATACTTGAGAATTAAGATCGAGATCAAAATCAGTAGGTATAGCTCCTTGCATATCATCTTCTACACCGCTCATCGCTTCTGTAAATCCTTCACCAATACCTTCACTCATGTTAGCGCCAATACCGGCGAACACTTTAGAAGGTGAACGGATACCCAGTACCTTTTTGACCCCGCCTACTATGCCATTAACCATACTTTTTACGCGCTCACCAAGCCAACCAATCATCGATGCAATACCATCCCATAAACCTCTTGCGATATTCCGACCCACTTCAACAATAGAAGGGAGGGCTCTACCGAGACCTAAAACTATGGCTGTAATGATTTGAGGAAGTTGAGCAACGACCTGGGGAATGGCTCTGATTAAGCCCATCCCCAGTTGAATGGTTAGCTGAACACCCATTTCAATGAGTCTGGGTAGATTGCTGGTAATAAATCCAACAATACTGTTGATGATCTGGGGCAAAGATTCAATTAGAGTAGGGAGTGCATTTAAAAGTCCTTGAGCCAATCCACTAATTAGTTGAAAGGCAGCATCCAGAATTAAGCTCATATTATCGATTAAAGTGGTAGCAATCAAAATGACTGCTTCAATCATTGCTGGAATCAGTTCAGGCAAAGCCAATCCTAACCCTTCTACAAGAGCAGTAATTAGCTGTATAGCCGCATCGATTAAAAGCGGCAAATTCTCAATGAGTGCTCCAACAATTGTCATGACCGCATCTACAGCTGCTGGAATCAGTTCTGGAAGTAGGCTCAGTAAGGTTTCCAGAACCTGGCTGAATAAATCCGTTACTGTACTAAGAAGAACTGGCAGAAGGTCTCCAATGGCCATAAGGATCGCATCCATTGCTGCAGGTAGAGCAGTAACCACATTTTCCAATATTGGTACAATATTAATAACTACTGACTGAAAAGCATCTACGAGATTTTGGGTTAAGTTGGTCATATCCGCATCTGCATTTCCCAGACCTGCAGTAAACGAACCTAGTGCAGCTTGTAGAAGACCTATGGAACCTGTGACGGTTTGGGTGGATTCTCTGGCAAAGTTCCCCGCATACTGCTCCGTATTTTCAAAGAACATCTGCATGGCCACTTCAGCTTTTTCTGCATTTGTTGCCGATGCCCATGTAAAATCTAATCCTTTGGCAAGAGCATAGGCTTCGATATTTGTGGCATTCATGGCAACTCCCAAGTTATCCATCATGGTGAAGTTACCCTTAGCAGCACCAGCAACAGAATCAAGGGCAACCTGCATATCGATGCCCATAACGGAGGCCATATCTGCAGCTCGTTGCATGGCTTTCTCCGTCAGTTCTAAACTCTTTTGTTGTTCAACACCAGAGCCTTGAAAAAGCGCTCCCATTTTATTGGCTGTGGCCAAATATTGACTCTGGGACACACCTAGATTTTTGTAAGCTTCCTCACCAGTTTTCTGAATAGAAGAAGCGTACTTTCCAAATACAGCTTCGGAACCACCAAGATTCTGTTCAAGCTCACCAAACTGCTGGACAATCTCAGTTCCAAGTTTTATAGTAGCAGCACCTGCTGCAAGAGCCACAGAACCCATTGCAGTTCCGATCCCCTTAAGAACTCCTCCAAACTTCTCAAACTTCCCACCAGCACCTTCTGCGGACTTACCGGATTCTTCTAACTGTTCCCCGAGGTTATTCGCATCAACAGCAGAATCCTCCAGTTCCTTTTCCATTTTGTTTAGATCTGCATTTGCATTGTTTAGCTGAATCTGCCAGGCTTTTGTTCGCTTGTCATTTTCCCCGAAGGACTCTGCTGCATTCTTTAAGGCAGATTCAAGTGTCTTAACCTTGTCTTTTTGAGCATCAATTTCTTTGTTTAAGACTTCATTTCTTGCTGTTACTGCTTGGAGTGATTTGTCTTGTTTATCAAATTGTGATGTCACAAGGTTCATTTCTGAGCCTAGCACTTTGAAGTTTTGGTTTATTTCTCGGAGTGCATTTTTAAATTCCTTTTCGCCCTCGACGCCAATCTTCAGTCCAAAGTCCGACATACTATCACCTCCTTCAGGGCATAAAAAAACACCTCTTACGGTGTTGGGTAGAGTACTTATAGAAATTCTGGTATAACATCATCGATTGTATGATCTACTCTTGGTTTTGATATCCCAGTAAACTGCTTGTGGCACTCCCAAAGGTCCATCAGATAACCAATGGGTAATAGCCATACCTCATCTTCATTTCTATTAAGGTGGGCAGTGCCATAGTAAATGAGTCGGGTAAATAACTCTTGATCACTTACCCGACCACCTCGTTTTTTGATTGTTGACTCTCCACATTCCTTTTTGTGCCTTTCATCATACTGGCCATAATGGCGTTCTTGTAATTAGCCAGGTCAAAGGGAGTGGTAAGAAGGTCCACTTCATCTTCTGTGAGAAGCTCCTTTTTATCATCCTTGTTCCTAATATTGTGGATCAGAATAGATTGGTTGGCCAGAAGAGTGATGAGCCAAACAACCTCTTCGAGTGCCATTTCAAAGTTCTCAGTTTTCATAAGTTTCTCGCCCAAATTCTCAAGACCACCATAGCGCTTGGCAATTTCCTTTGTAGCTTTGGTGGTAAGAATCATCTTAAACTCCGTGCCGCCAATATCAATGGTGGTACTTCGTTCTTCAGAAGCCTCATCAACCTTTAATTTTTCATCTGTCATGATCAACCCTCCCATTAAGAAACAACAACAGTAGCCACTGTGGTCGTCACGTTTTCTGCACCACTAGAGCTTAAGACGCAGTAGTAGTAATAGGTATCTGCCAAGAGATCTGTTGGAATATCAAAGCTGGCCGATGTCTCCCCATTAATGGCAGTACCGCCAGTGGTGCTATCGATGGTATTTTCATACCATTGATAGGTTACAGGGTTTGAGGTGTCGGAATTTGCCACAACAGAAAGGCTTCCAGAAATGCTTCCTACGGTTACTTCAGTTAAGCTTGCCGGCTCAGTTGTGATGGTTATGGTTGGGGTTACGGCTGTAAAGTCTGGTTCATATACGGATGTGAACCAGCTTGTAATAGTTGACACCGATACACCATTATCTCCTTCAGTGACTTCCGCCTTCCAAGGATGTTTGCTTTCTCCATCCAGTTTGTTTCTCCTAAAGACGGTTCCTTCTATGGTGGGACTGCTAAATGTGATGGAGTCACCTTTGGTTGCAAGACTTGTAGCGGGAACAGAGAAGATAACCCTGTAGAGCCAAAAGTAGCGATATTTTCCATTGGCCTTCTTGGCACGAAACCCAACTGCCACCGGCGATCCACCATCTTCACTTCTTGAAACAACGACATTATTGCTGTCGATTTTACATCCTGTCAAATCCTGTGCTACCAATGATCCGATATCGTCAATACCCAGTGTCAGGGCACCACTCTTAAATTCTTTAACCACCTCGCTGGCACCGTCATCTGCGTAGAGAATGGCTTCAATGAGCTCAATGCTCAGCTCTGCAGTCATGGCTTTAGCCAGCACTTTAGGGGTGCCATAGGTTTCAAAGCCGTTTTGATCTTCTGTGATTTTTGCATAAAATAGAGAGTCCAATCCGATTGTTGCCATTTATTCTTCCTCCGTTTCATATTCTTTCATTACGTCAATGGCGTAATGATGAAATTTAGTATCATGTTCATAACCAACATACTGTCTATCCGTGATGGTGATCCCTCCGGATTGCAGGGCTTTTGTTAGTTCTTTCTTGCGCTTCATGTAATTCTTCTTTGTAAAAAGAGAAAGCCGAGCTTCTGAGAGAATCATATAGGCCTCATTATCTGCAAAGAGATCAAGCCTATCAGACATGGGAGTGATAACCAGATATTCATCAGGCGGTGTATCAGAAAACACTCCGGTCTCCACAGGAATGTTTAGGGGTTCTAGTATGTGGTTTAAATCCGCAAGTAAGCTCATAGCTTTTCAATCTCCTTATCCAGTTCTGATTTCATAGTTTCAATGCATGCCTTCCGAGATGCGGACTTTGCTGGCTTCAAGAAGGGTTTAGGTGGCTGACCTGATTTACCATATTCAAGGATATTTGCAATCTTAGCATTGGCATCTCCATCACCACGAGGTTCATTAAAGCCAACCTTGACATTGAAGTTTCCATTTCGATCTAGCTTAGTGGGAGAGAGGCCCAGGGAAGATACCAGCTCACCGGTAGAACGGCTTTTTTCTTTTGTTTCATTCCCGATGACGCCTTTAAGGTTGGATTTGACTTTATCCAGAACAACTTCACCGCCAGCTTCTAAAACATTAGAGATGATTTCATCTGTTTTATCACCAAGCTTTGAGAGCTTCATTAAAAATTCATCGGGCATTTTCATGGTTCCTTTAGCCACTTGGAACCACCTCCTTTGCCAGCACTTCAATGTACATCCCGCGGCCTTTCACATCTTCAACGGATGTGATTTCAAATCTCTTATCACTATGGATGATCACCATAGACGTTGTTATGGTTATACCAGGGATACAGCGAAAGCGAAAAAGATCTGTGGCTTCAGAAAAGGAAGCTCTATTTGCCCATTTCTCATTGCCATGGCGACCTTCACGGTAGGCTCTGACAGAAGCTACAATATTATCGACTTCAGTTTTAAACCCTTCAGCATCTTTAATGGTGAGGCTTTCTACAATATCGATAAAGGTATTCATTTTCCCAAAGCTCATAGCTACACCTTCCAATCCCGATCAAGTCTCAGCAGGAGATTGACTGTATTCCATACCTGCTGCCCAGCCTGTACATTATCAGAAAAGAAACCACCAGTGCTGCCGTCCCTGGATTCATAAAAGTGGGACGACAGCATAATGATGGCTTGCTCAGTGGTGGCGGGCATAACGGCTTCCACGTAGTGGTTTTCAGGAAGATGCTGATAGCTTTCTGCATACCGGGTAGCGGCGGTGATGTACATCTCAAGGAGTTCATCATCAGCCGAATGATCAAGAATAAGGTTTGCTTTTACTTTTTCCAGCAGTGTCATACCGCCACCATCCTTTCATTAGTCTGAGATCATTAACCCTACAGTCTTAAGTTTGGTGAGGAGGGCATTAAAATCCGTCACCAAATCCTCTACTGTGGCAGCAGTACTTGCGGCTTGATTATCAAGAATGGGGAGGCCAGTAACGACCGCCCCTTCCTTGATTTCAAGAGTTCCACCGATAACGGTTTTTTCACCGCCCTGTTCGGTATAGTTCTTTGTGTTATAACTCATAGGACACCTCCTTTACGCTTTCTGCTGAAGCACTTTGATGGCTTCAGGCAGGATCAGCTTTCCATCCACACGCTGAGTGGCAGCAAAGCCCACCTGGCCCGTAGCTGCATAAAGTTCATTAAGTCTCTTAAAGACTCTTCCTTGACGATCCGCTACCCAGTAGTAGCCAAAGTCACCGAAGATGATGGACTTTGAAGATGCAGCAATGGTAGGAACATAAGATGAAGTGTAAACAGGTCTGTTCAAGATGGTATCTGGTGTTCCAGCCTGAAGTGAAGGCTGCCAGATATACTGACCCTGACCATCTTTTAGCTTTCTAATTGCCTTGATGGTGGCATCGTTCATAACGAATACGGCCTTGTTTCTGTAAGGCGATTTAAGAGAGTAAAAGAGATCCAAAACCTCATCAATGGAAATGGCAGTGGCACTTGCAGCAGTTACACCAATTTGTGCGCCACCAGTGGCAGCAAGAATACCTGTAGGCTTACCAGAACCATCTCCAGTAAAGAAGGCATCTTCTTCCTTGTTGCCGATACGTCTTCCGAACTCCCTGGCGATATAGTTCTCAAGATTAAAGACGCTGTCATTAAGAAGTTCTTCAGATAACTTGATCATGGTACCTAACTTGTAAGCACCAATGGAAACCTGACCAAAACTATCATCGCTTTCAGGAATGACACCTTCTTCATCAATCCAAGAAGCAGTTCCTTTGGAAGCCACCACTGGAATCTTACGGTCACCAGAGGAAGTAGAGATGACGTTGGCCAGCTTTCTGAAGATATTCTCTTCATCAAGGGCTTCAATAAGGGTACGCTCGAATTCATCCGGTACAAGATAGCCACCTTCAGTGTCGGTACCAATCTGCAGTGCGTTCTTAATCACTGGATCGAGTCCTTCACCAGAACGGGTTCTCATGGCATTCCAGAAGGCTTTCTGGTATTCTGCAGAAGCTCTGCCGCCTTTGGATTCCATACCCTGGAAGATAGGTTTTCCGGTAAGTGGTGTGTTAAGTGGCTTTGAAAGCTCGCGGTCAAGTGCTTCCTGCTTTTCCAGACGGTCAATTTCTTTGCCCAGGGCAACCACATCCGCTTCCATTTTTTCATAGGTTGCAGTGTCTTCAGCAGATACAATTCCATCTGAACCTCTTTTGGTATCCAGGAATGCTTTAGCAGCTTCCCAGGATTTTGCTCTTTTTTCACGCAGTTCAAGAATTTTATTCATAGTGTTTTCCTCCTAAAATTTAGTGTTGAATCAAAGAAAGCCGCTTTTCTAGCGACTCAATTGGGGTGCCAGTATTCTCTTTTGGTAGTTTGGGTTTTACCTTATCAAGCAGGGAGTTGGTAACAGCTCTGCGGCTAAAGGCATAGGTAAAGTCCTCGGTCTGATTTCTTTTCTTTTCATCCTCCAAGATGCCATCTGCAAAGCCAAGCTCGATGGCCTTCTTTGCATTGAGCCAGGTCTCAGCATCCATAAGATGGGAGAGCTTTGTCCTTGACTGACCTGTCTTGATTTCATAGGCATTGATGATGCTCTCTTTCACTTCAGAAAGCATGGCGATGGCTTTTTTCATTTCCTCGCTGTCCCCAATAGCCACTGTAAGGGGGTTATGGACCATCATGAGGGCAGTTGGCGCCATGAGCACCGTTGTCCCCGCCATGGCGATGACTGAGGCAGCAGAAGCGGCAATGCCATCGATCTTTACGGTAACAGTGCCTTTGTAATCCATTAGCATGGCGTAAATCTGACTAGCAGCAATGCAATCACCTCCAGGAGAATTGAGCCAAATAACAATGTCACCCTCACCGGCAGTAAGCTCTGCTTTAAATGCCTTAGGGGTGACGTCATCATCAAACCATGAATCTTCGGCAATAACGCCGTCTAGATAAAGTGTTCGGACACCAGTGTTTTCATCTCGTGCCCAGTTCCAAAACTTCTTCATTTAGGTTCCTCCGTTTCTTTATTATTTGCGAACGCGCCTGCGTCCTGTAATTTTGTCATCGCGGCGTTGATGACATAGAGATCGCCACCTAATGACTCTGGAATTCTATCCAGATTTTCAAGTTCTCTGATATCATTGGCGCTCATCCAACCGTTCTGCCTTGCAGTGGCATATCCACTCATTCGACTTACATAATCTCCACGTAAAAGGCCATCCACATTGAACTTGATAAAGACATTAGGTTTCTCGCTTTCCATGAGCAGTGCACGACACATGGACTGTTCCCAGCGGACCACCCAAGGATCGAGAGTGTATTTAACGAACTCCAGTGATTGCTGCTCGATGTTACTAAAGGACGACTTCTCTAGATCAGCAAGCATATGAGGAGGGACTCTAAAGATACGAGCGATCTCATTGATCTGAAACTTTCTGGTTTCTAGGAACTGAGCCTGCTCAGGAGAAATACCAATAGGTTGATACTTCATACCTTCTTCAAGAACAGCCACCCGGTGGGCATTACCACTTCCTTGATAAGCTGCATTCCAGGATTCTTTAATCTTCTGAGGGTCCTTGATGGTACCGGGGTGTTCTAAGACGCCACCCGGTGAAGCGCCGTTAGCAAAAAACTTAGCTCCATATTCTTCAGTAGCTATGGCAAGGCCTACAGCATTTTTCGCCATGGCTATAGGAGAATAGCCTACCAGTCCGTCAAAGCCAAGTCCCGGGATATGAAGGACGTCTGATGGTGAAAGATAGACTTGATTGTCTCTACCAAGAGTAGGAGCATCCTCGCTGCCACGCTGGTACAAATAGAAAAGCCGACCACTTGAATCGCGATCGACTGTCATTTTGTTTGGCATCAGTGGGTAGAGGGAAACAACTTCACCACGTGCATTTCTAATTATCTGAGCATAGGCATTTCCCCATAATAAAAGATGACTCATCAGCGTTTCTCTAAACGCAAAGGAAGTCATCTCAGGATTTGGTTCATCATGAAGTAATTTGTATAAAGGGTGTTTTAGGTTCTTCTCCTTGCCACCTGAATCATTGTACTTATACACATGAAGTGGTAGACCAGCTAAGGTCTCCGATAAGATTCTTACGCAGCTATACACTGCGGTCATCTGCATGGCTGTTTGTTCATTGACTGGTTTTCCAGCGCTGGTGCTTCCAAAAAAGAAGCTGTAGGGGCTGCCACCTAGAGCATCTTTAGGCTTGTCTCGAGCTTTGAATATTCCTTGCAGTATTCCCATGGACATCGACCTCCTTAAAAATGGGTATGAAAAAGCACCTATAAATGATAGATGCTTAATACCCTTATAATTCACAATGAAAGTAGTTCATATAATAAGAAGGATGCGAATCAACTCAACTTTATGCTATGCTCATTTTACGGAACTCTCAAATTGGAATTTGTTAGTTACTTGTATTCATTCGGAACAGGAATATCAAATCTCTCGCACAATAGTTTTACATCATGCACATCATTTTCATCATGCTCATAGCCCAAATGAAATAATACTTGATTTTCAGCATCAATACATCTTACCACTTTATCACCTATTTTCCCTATACCACTAAACACCTCTGAGGGATATGCTTCTCCTTCAAAAACAATGTATCCTTGTTCGTTGAATTTAAATATATGAAGGTCAATTATCCTACCTTTAGTATCCTTCCAAACCGTGTGAGATGTGGTTGTATATGATTCTGTAACTTCAGCAAAGCCGTTTTCTTTTAATATTCCAATAAACTTTTTACTGTTACTATCTTCCACAAATAAATCAATATCATTATGAGCTCTTGTTTCCACTTCTAATAGCGCATCTACTCCCCAACCGCCATCTATCCAAATGCTAATTCCATTTTCTTCAGCATATGTTACTATCTCAATGGCATCTGTTTTATTTACCATTCAATCCCTCCGTTCAAATTACTATTTATCAGACTTTAACAAATAACCTCTATTTCGCGATTATCTACTTATCTGCAAAAAAACTCTCCTCTGTACAGAACTATTATACTATAAGGAAGATAACATTAGAAGATTAAAAGACCTCTATCGTCATAAACAGAAGTGCTAGTTTCTCCACCACAGCGGATCGCTCGGTCAAGAGCCATGATTGTGGCTACAGCACCATCAATCTTTTCAGTGGATTTTTCCTTATCTGCTTTGATGTTACCAGCAGGGTCAGTTCTAATAAAAATGTTATCCATCATCCAGCGGAGTATGGGGTGACCACCGTGAGCGATTTTCTGCTCTAGTGTGAGTTTCATTAGTTCCTTAGTTGGCGGTGACATGTCTTTGAATCCCTGTCCAAAAGGGACAACGGTGAATCCTAAATTCTCTAAGTTCTGTGTCATTTGAACTGCTCCCCAGCGGTCAAAGGCAATCTCACGGATGTTATACTTCATTCCAAGTTCCTCGATGAAAGCCTCAATAAACCCGTAGTGAACAACATTGCCTTCGGTAGTAAGAAGGAAGCCTTGTTTTTCCCACACATCATAATTCACGTGATCCCGTCTAACCCTAAGATCGATGCTGTCTTCTGGTATCCAGAAGTATGGAAGGACCACATATTTGTCGTCTTCATCCAGTGGAGGAAATACAAGTACAAAGGCTGTTATATCTGTAGATGAAGAAAGGTCCAGTCCACCATAGCAGATGCGACCTTTGAGTGATTCTGGATTAACAGGGAAAGCGCAGGCATCCCATTTATCCATAGGCATCCAGCGAATAGCCTGCTTAACCCATTGATTGAGTCGAAGCTGCCTGAAGCTGTTTTCCTCAGCGGGGTTTTGTCTCGCAGACTCGTAGGCCATTTTTACTTTATCCATACTGACAGTGATGCCGAGGGATGGATTTGCTTTCTTCCATACCTTTGGATCAGACCAGTCATCTTCGAGATCTGCACCATAAATCACTGGATAGAAGGTAGGGTCGTTCTTTCTTCCTGCCATAATATCCAGTGCCTTTTGATGAACCTCCCAGCAGATACTATTTTGATTATCTCCGGCGGTGGTGATTAGAAAATATAAAGGTTGCATCCTGGCATCGCCACTACCTTTGGTCATAACATCATAGAGCTTTCGGTTTGGTTGAGTGTGGAGCTCATCGAAGACAACGCCATGGGTGTTAAAGCCGTGTTTGTTTCCAACATCCGCTGAGAGCACTTGATAGATGCTTCCAGTAGGTTGATAGATAAGTCTTTTCTGTGAGTCCAGAATCTTTACCCGCTTGGATAATGCAGGGCACATTCGCACCATATCTGCTGCCACGTTAAAAACGATGGAGGCTTGGTTACGATCTGCAGCGCAGCCATAAACCTCAGCACGTTCTTCATTATCACCACAGGTTAAGAGCAGGGCAACAGCCGCCGCCAGCTCACTTTTCCCCATCTTCTTTGGTATTTCTACATAGGCGGTATTAAATTGACGATAGCCATTTGGTTTTAAGGTTCCAAATAAATCCCGGATGATTTGCTCTTGCCAATCTATCAGTTCAAAGGGCTTTCCTGCCCAGGTTCCTTTGGTGTGGGAGAGGCATTCAATAAAACCAACTGCATAGTCCGCCATCTCCTTGCTGTAATGGGAATCTTTCGCCATGTAAGAGGTTGGTTTATACTTCTTTAGTTTTCGGATATGCGGACACCTCCTTTAAAAAGACATAAAAAATAGACCCTAAGGTCTTCTGTAACGAGGAATAGAGCCATACAGCCCTGTTCCTTTATGCGTTTTATCTTGTTGTTAATTGTATTTCTTCATCAATATTTCAAGTGCAGCTTGCGCATTGGCGTCGATGGGTTCAATGTCCCAGCCTCTATCAAAGTTTGCAATGATCTGGCCATCTCGCTTTAACATCAGTTTTGATATTCTACCCTCATCAATGCCGTAAGGGGAGCCTAAGTCAAAGCTTTTGATCCAGTAGTGAATGGTTTTGTTTTCGATTTCGATTTTACCTTTTCTCCACATGGTCTAATCCCCCCTTAAATCCTAACCAAGATTGCTGGTAGAATTTGATTTTCGCCGGTCTGCCAGTCGGTGTAGCTTGTCTTAACCTTGGTAAGTCCGTCCATCTTGCAGCCGTGCTTTTCAAATTCGGCAAGGGTTGCGATCAGTCCTGAGAAGGTGCTTGAAATGGTGATGTGGTTTATTCCGTAGGCTCTGCAGGCTTTAACAATGGGTTCGATGTCGTAATCCCAAATGACCTCAGAAAAGTCGATGGTGTCGTTTCCTGCTTCCTTGCTTCTTTCGTAGGCCCAGTACATGGTGCTGTTGATTCCAGAGTCCTTAAAATTTGCGCCTGCTGCTTTGGCCTCTTCAAATGCTTTGATTTCTTTCATGTTCTCATCCTCCATTTAGTGTGGTTTTGTTTTGGTATTACATATATCACTCTAAACGAGAATAATAGCAAGTCATTTCTGTAGTAATAGAGCAGGTTTTCAGTTAATCTTCAATCGCTGTGTAACGCGGGAATTTGTAACCTTCAGGATTGGTGAGTATCTTTTCACCAGTGTCTTTGTTAATGACCCTAATACACCTAAGCTCACCTTTTTCGTTGGTGCCGCCATCTGACTTCTTGATCCAGGGCTGGTCCTCTAGAAAATCACTGGTGAACTTTTTAAACTCTGAATCATTGAGTTCAACTTCTCGAATCACAGTGTAATCAGAACCAATGACGCCATCTTCCTTTGCCTCTTCGGTTGCTTCCTTTAGTTCCTTAAGGTTGTAGAACTTTCGACCAAATAATGCCTTCATTGCCGTGACTCCTTCCTGGATTTTTCATCAATTACTTTGCAGGAATCAATGCTGTAAACCACATTCAAGCTGCTGCCGTTGTCCCACTGAACCATGATGGAGCCTGTGTCATCCACGCCCCACACGGTGCCTTTTGTGCCCGTTGGCGGTGCTTGCACATCATCCATCCAAAGGAGCTGGACCCTGGCGCCAGCGGGGTACTGCTTGCGTAGGTGGGCCAGTCTTTCTTTACTGATCGGTTTCACTTGGAGCACCTCCTTTGAAGGCACTGCTGCCGGATAGGTTTTGAAGGAGAATCTTTCTGTGGGTTTTGAATTCCTCTCCAATAAATCCGAGGCGGAGAAGGAAGCATCGAAATGCGTATTTTTCATTATCGACGTCTTTCTCTTTTACGATGATTCTCTTTTGGGTTTTCGCCATCTCACACAGCTTTGTAATGAACTGAGAGTAGGCTTTTATCTCGTCTGGGTTTGGCAGTTTTGAAAACCAAGGGAAGCTAATACGCTCCTCGTCGGCTTTAATGGGAAGGGCATCCACATCAAGCGCTTTCTTAATAAGCTTGCCTTTTGCATCTAGAAGTTTGGCTAGCTTTTCCAGGTCTTCATCGGAAAGGGAGTCTTTTGGTATCTGGATGATGAGTCCCGTTTCCTCAGGTTCCGTTTCAGCCTGAGCTGGTTCATCCATCTCAGCTTCAAACCCTGCATCAAAAAGCTTTTTCATCAGCGACTTGATATCATCCTGACCCAATTCGGTGTCAAAGGTTAGCTCTCCGTCTTTTCCAATGTGGTAAGGTCCGACCTGGTAAGCGCAGGATGGAACTCCCAGGTATTTTGAAGGAACCTCTGTGATTTCACTGATGAGCTTAGCCAGCTTTTTACGTTCGTTACCGGTTACGTTGTAATTGATTTTCATGGTATTGACCTCCTTGTTTTTTGCTCACTACATATATCACTCTAAGTGATGTTAATAGCAAGTCTATCTTTCGATAGTTCTGTTATTTATTTTCAGGGAGATCACTGTAGCGGTATTCTTTGCCATCACGCAGGAGATAGACATCATCTGAAGTCTGTGCTCCAGAAATGAACCTTTCGACTATAACGTCACAGAACTTCTCATCAAGCTCAATGGTGTGGCAGATCCTGTTGGTCTGATCGCAGGCAATAAGCGTACTACCAGAACCCCCAAATGGATCGAGGACGATGCAATTGCTAAGACTTGAATTGAGAATCGGATGGGCCACGAGAGCCACTGGTTTCATAGTTGGATGAGAACCATTCTTCTTAGGTTTCTCAAATTCCCAGATGGTGGTTTGCTTTCGATCAGCGTACCAGTTGTGCTTACCTTTTTTCTTCCACCCAAAGAGCACTGGTTCATGCTGCCATTGGTAAGGGGACCGACCAAGGACAAGGGATTGCTTCTTCCAGATGCAGGTTCCGGAGAGATAGAAGCCAGCTTCTGAGAAGGCTTTTCTAAAGTTCAGTCCTTCTGTATCTGCATGGAAAACATAGATAGAGGAGTCCTGGGTCATGACAGCTTCTGTATTGATAAAGGCTGCCAGTAGGAATTCATAGAAAGCAGAATCCCCCATATTGTCGTTTTTAATTTTTCCGGCAGAGCCTTCATAGTTTACATTGTAAGGGGGATCTGTCACCACAAGGTTTGCCAGCTTTCCATCCATGAGAAGATAGAAGGTCTCTGCCTTGGTGGAATCACCACAGACCAGTCTATGGGGACCAAGCTTCCAGACGTCACCAAGTTTTGTCATGGCGGGTTTTTCCAGCTCTGCATCTACATCAAACTCATCATCGTGGATGCCTTCTTTCAGGGAATCCTTAAACAGGTCATCCAGTTCAGAAGGATCAAAACCAGTAAGGGAAACATCAAAGTCAGCACCTTGCAGGTCAGCAATAAGAAGAGCTAGCTTATCCTTATCCCAGTCACCGCTGATTTTATTGAGGGCAATATTGAGTGCCTTTTCTTTATCTTCATCCATCTCGATGACCACACACTCAACTTCAGTCATTCCTAAATCCAGAAGCACTTTCAATCTCTGATGGCCACCTACAACTCTGCCAGTGGTCTTATTCCAGATGACTGGTTCTACATATCCAAACTGCTCAATGGAGCGTTTGAGTTTATCGTATTCCGCATCTCCGGGTTTTAAATCCTTACGCGGATTATAGTCAGCGGGAAGTAAGAGCTTAGTTTTCAGTTTTTCAATCTTCATATCTTTCCGCCACCTTTCTTAAGTTTAGATTGAAATCCACATTCTCCCAAGGGAAGAGAGAGGAGTTGAAGTGACCATAGGTTGCTGTATCGGAGTAGATTGCATTTCTTAGGCGCAGCTTTTCAATGATAGCAGCTGGTTTCAAGTTAAAGATCTCTTTTACCAGTTCACTTAAATCTTCGTCACTGATTTTAGCTGTACCAAAGGATGTCACATTTACTGAAACTGGATTTGCTTTTCCGATGGCATAAGAAATAGCGACCTCGCATTTATCAGCAAGCCCGCTCCAAACAATATTTTTAGCAATGTATCTGGCCATATAGGCACCGCTTCTATCAACCTTTGTTGGATCCTTTCCAGAGAGTGCGCCACCGCCATGAGAAGCCAGACCACCATAGGTGTCCACCATGATCTTTCTGCCAGTTAGCCCAGTATCAGCAGCAGGACCACCTTCAACAAATCTGCCTGAAGGATTGATGAGTATTTCTGTTTCATCATCCAGTGGGAAGTCCTCAAAGCACTGCCAGAGCACGTTGTTTAAGATATCTGATTCTAATCTCTTTTGAGTTTTGTCCTTATGGTGCTGCACAGAAACTACTACAGTTTTAACGCGGATAGGTTTATTCCCATCGTACTCAACGGTAACTTGTGCTTTGCCATCTGGCAGGATACCCTTGATGATTTTTCCTTTGCGACATTCATCAATGCGCTTTACAATTCTATGAGAGAGAAGTAGTGGTAGAGGGAGTAGTTCACGGGTTTCGTTGGTTGCATATCCATAGACCGTGCCTTGATCACCAGCACCAATGGAACCGTATGGATCAATTATTCCATTTCTTACTTCAAGTGCTGTATCTACACCAGATGCAATATCTACACTTTGATGATGTACAAACACAAATACTGTAAATTTCCAAGGGCTGTATCCCACCTCACGAAGTACATTTTTTACGATAAGGCGGATGTTAATTTTTTCGCTGCAGGTGATCTCGCCCGCCACGATGATTTTTCCTTTAGTAGCCATGACCTCACAGGCCACACGTGAAGCTTTGTCTCTGCGAAGGCAAGCATCCAAAATGCTGTCAGCGATTAAATCAGAAAGCTTATCAGGATGTCCCTTGCAGACACTTTCTGCGGTTCTGTAGTTTTTACTCATATCATTATCTCCCATCTGTTTTTATTTGCCCCTACGAGCAGAAAGAAGTCTTTCCATCACATCATCCTGAGGATTTGCTCCTTTGTAATCACCAGTACAGTTTTCTTTTACGATCTGGAATATCTCAAACCACAGACGATTGGTCTGGTTCATGTAGTTCTGGCCCATGGATACATAAGGACTTTGAATGGCATTTCCTGTAGTGGGGTGCTTAGCAAGAAACCCATACTCTGTAATGGCTTCTTCACATTGAATCCACCTGGCAACACTCATGGAATACCTTTCAAGGAGCTGGGGAGAAACCAGAGCAGCGCAGCCACGCTTATCCAGCCACTGCCATGTGGCTTTGTAGATTTCACCAGCCACCAGAGCTTTACCATCTTTTTGAATGGCTTCAAGCATCTTATTTGGTTCAGGCATTTCTTGTCCCTCAAGATCTGCCGTATCGGAAAACTCCATCACAGTAAGTTTCCTGCCACCGAGATTTCCTTCGGCTATTTTGTCAGCCAGAGGTTTCTTTTTTGCCCCTGCACCAACACGAGCGCCACCTCTGTTCGTACCGTCTTTTGCCAATGATCACACCTCCTTTACAAAGTGGGGGCTATACCCCCGTTTGAATCTGCGTTTTTTAACACGACACCCCAGCCCGCTGTCCGGAATTTTTAGTCGTACAGATATGACCTTCCCCACCGATCGCCACTCTCAGCAGTTATTCTAGAGTGACATGACTTACAAAGGGCCATCAGGTTACTGGTTTCATTGCCACCTCCTTTGGAGAGAGGGAGGATGTGGTGGACTTCTTCAGCAGCTTTAATTCGTCCGTTCTTATCGCACTCCTCGCAAAGAGGATGGGCTTTGATATAACGGTCCCTGATCCGCTTCCAGGACCTGCCATAGCGTTTGTTAGAAGCAGGGTCGCGTTGGTACTGGTTGTAGTGTTTTGCTACTACCTTCTTGTGCTCAGCGCAGTACTCTCCGCTGTCTGAAAGCCGACCGCAGCCTGGGTAAGCACAAGGACGCTTAGGTTTGTATGGCATGGGTTCACCTCCTTTGGGCATAAGAAAAGCCCTCGTGGGGTGGTCCCAAGAAGGCTTGTTTACATTATTATCTCTCAATTATAGCGTACTAAAAAAAACAACTGCACTCAAGTGGACTTATGTGGACTTTACTATCCTCTTAGAAGTTTTCTGCTTTTAAGTACTGCATTGATTCCAGGGATTAGCTTGGTCACATTCTTATTGATGTTATCAGTTGTGATTCTAATCATCTCCCAACCATCACCAAGTTTGTTGATGATGACCTCATCTCGGATACGCTCATAGTTCTGTCTGTCTTTCCCATGATAAATCTTGCCATCAATCTCAAGGGCAACTTTCATCTCAGGCAAAATGAAGTCAACAGAGTAGTCGAAGATTTTCACCTGGTGGAACGCTTTAACATTACATCGGATAAGTTCAAGTGCCACCATTATTTCTTCAGTACTCTGGTACCACCCAGTCTTGTTCAGGCTCTCTTCAACAAGATGGATGGCATCCTTGTAGTGTTCAATGCCGGTGATTTTTGAGATCCTTTTTATGGCATTTTGCAGCTTCATCTGTTTCTTATCCGTACTGATCACTCCCCCTTCTTCTCGCGCCTGCCGAACCAGTTCAGTCCTGCAGTCCTTGCAGGTATATTTAGTACCACGAGTGTATGTCCAACTATAAACAGGTGTAGCGCAGATATGGCAAGGTGGATAATAACAGTTGGAATCTCTACCATCCTTACCAACGCTTATTCCGTCTTCTATTGCTTCATGCCAACTCATTTTTATTCTCCCTCCCAGCTAATACAGCATCTACAGCTCTAAGCGCTTTACGATGAAGCTTCAGCACCCAGCTTACAGAGTAATCAAGGTCGTAAGCAATATCTTCCCAAGGCTGATATGACAGGTAGCGTTTCTCTAGAATCAGCCTGTATTCAATGTTGTTGACACCTTGGATGATCTCAATAATGTTAATCTTGCACTTTAGAAGTTTGGCAAGATCATCGTTCAAATTGTTTTTAATATCTATAATCTTACATACAGCATCTGCCATAGGAGATACTGATTTGCTGGGGTTATTAGGCATTCCATTTATAGCAGAAGTGCAGTTCATAGCCATATTCTCCAGTGATGCCACTTGCTCAAGCTTACTGTTTATTCTTTGATCCAATCGATAGGCTTTACTAAGATATTCTTTAGCATTCATTGTTTGACCTCCTCTTTCAGTTTTCGGAGAAGTATCTCCGGTTCTACCGTGGTAAGTTCTCTATACCAATCAGAGCGTAAAAACCTCTCTACTTCAGCTTTTGTGCATTTTGCAGATTCATGGCGTGGATACTTCATCAGCTTCTTCAGCGCATCCCTGTATTCCTTGACTGCTAGTAAAACTATGGCATTGGCTAAGTCTTCATATGGATCGCTCATTGCTTCACCTCCAATTTAGCTTTTACAGCATCGATTAAAGATGCTTGTGTTTTTTCTTTTTTTGTAAGTGCTGTCATCACATCTTCATCTATGGTGTCCTTGGTAATGATGTGGTGAATGACAACCGTATCCTTTTGCCCTTGTCTGTAGAGGCGAGCATTGGTTTGCTGATAGAGTTCCAATGACCAGGTGAGTCCAAACCAAACAAGTGTGGAACCACCACTTTGAAGGTTAAGTCCATGTCCAGCACTTGCAGGGTGGATCACTGCTACAGGAATTTCTCCTTCATTCCACTCTTCAATATCTTTTGATGACTTTAGCTGCCTTACTGGAAATCTCTTCTGAATACGATCAAGATCATGCTTGAACCAATAAGCTATAAGCACTGGTTTTCCGTTAGCCCCTTCAATTAAATCTTCAAGGGCATCAAGTTTTCTATCGTGAATAAAATGCGCCTTGTTCTTCTCGTCATAGACAGCACCGTTTGCCATCTGAAGGAGTTTTCCTGAAAGTACTGCAGCATTTACTGCATCGATTTCTTCTGCTCCTAAACTTGCTACCATATCATCTCTAAATCCAGAATAAATGGCCCGCTCTTTTTCATTTAAATACACAGGCACTGTGTTTATTACGCATTCAGGCATTTTTAGATAATCAATGGACTTCATAGAAATGGTGATATCGGATATCTGACTATAGATCTTTTCTTCAGCTCCTGGCAGGAGCTTATATGAAAAGACGATCTGACCATTGCGTTTATCCGGTATGAAGTAGGTATTACGGTAGTGGGTTATGTACCTACCAAGCCTCTCTCCCAAATCAAGAACACGGAACTGTGCCCAAAGATCCATAAGTCCGTTACTTGAAGGCGTACCCGTCAGACCTACAATTCTTTTTACTTTAGGTCTTACTTTTAGAAGGCTTTTAAAACGCTTAGCACTGTATGATTTGAATGAAGATAACTCATCAATAACCACCATATCAAAATCAAAAGGAACGCCGCTTTTATTAACAAGCCAGTCGACATTTTCACGATTGATGATATAAAGTGTGGCTCTTTTCATAAGGGCATCTTTTCTCTCTTTTTCAGTTCCAACAGCTACAGAATAGGATAAGCCTTTTAGATGATCCCACTTTTTAATTTCATTTGCCCACACCGTTGTTACTCTTAATGGTGCAATCACAAGAACCTTACTAATATCAAACTTATCGAACATCAGATTATGAATAGCAGTAAGTGAAATAATTGTTTTTCCCAAACCGCAGTTAAGAAATATCGCTGATGTCGCTTTACTCTCAATAAAATCAATACAATAATTCTGATACTGATGTAAACCTTAACTTCCTGAATTAATACCACTGAAGAGATTTCATCGTCAAAAAAAGTTGATCAAAGCCCATGAATACAGTCTTTAAGGGTTGTCTTCATGGGACTTTTGTTATACAATATTTAGTATTAAATAACACTAAAGGAAGTGCCTGAAATGTATCTTGATTGTGTCGTAGATGTACCCGATATTCCAGGGAAAATTACTCACCAAAAAAAGAAAAACGCGGTCTATATCGACTTCGAATATGAACGGATCTATTACCCGGAGCGAAAGTACACCATTCCTAAACGCGTCACCATCGGCAAACAGGATCCGGACAATCCGGAGCGAATGGTACCCAACGAGAATTTTTTGAAGTATTTTCCCGAAGTTGAACTTCCGGTCCATAAGGGTACAATTCGTCGAAGCTATACCCTCAAGGTTGGGACATTCATTGTCCTGCAGCAGATCGTTGAAGCCTACAAACTGCCTGAGCTGCTGGGCCGACACTTTAACTTTCCTGATCTGGGACTGTTTTTGGATCTGGCGATCTATTCGATCATCTGTGAAAATAATGCCTCGCAGTATTATCCTGACTATGCCTATAACCATCCCCTGTTCTCAGAAAAAATGCATATATACAGTGATTCCAAGATTTCCGGATTCCTAAGCCAGATGAGCGATGAGCAAAGTATGGGGTTCTTGAACGACTGGAATGCAGCCAGAGACCATCGGGAGAAAATCTATATTTCGTATGACTCCACGAACAAAAACTGTCAGGCCGGAGACCTTGAGCTGGTAGAATTCGGACACCCGAAAGTGGATCTGGGCTGTCCCATCTTCAATTACGCGATTGCCTATGACACCAGCAACCAGGTCCCGCTATTTTATGAGGAATATCCCGGCAGCATCGTAGATGTCTCCCAACTGCAGTACATGCTTGATCGAGCCTATGCCTACGGTTATCGGAAAATCGGATTTATTCTTGACCGTGGCTACTTCAGTCGCCAGAATATTGAGTACATGGATCAATATGGCTATGACTTCGTCATGATGCTCAAGGGGAGAGCCAAGCTGGTTAATGAACTGATCATGACTCATCGGGGGAGCTTCGAAGAGAGCTGGAATCGTCGGGTAAAAGCCTATGATGTATCAGGCATTACTGTTCGGCATAAGCTCTATGAGTCGGATCGAAACGACCGTTACTTCCATCTCTTTCACAGTGATGAAAAGCAAACCTGGGAACGATCTGCGTTGAAGGTAAAGGTGGAGCGCATGGCTGCACTTATGGCTCCGCATCAGGGGAAAGTGATGAATGTGCCGGATAGCTACAGCCAATACTTTGAGGTCTTCTATGACCAGGATGGGACCTTTCTGGCGCTGAAAGAGAAGGAAGACGTCATTGAACGCGAACTGAAACTATGCGGATATTTCGTCATTGTGACCTCAAAAAAGATGACCGCCGAAGAGGCGATCACCTTGTATAAGGGTCGTGATGTATCGGAGAAGCTATTCCGTGGAAGCAAGTCCTATCTAGGCAACAAGTGTCTTCGAGTGCATTCCAACGAATCAGCAACGGCTAAAATCTTCATTGAGTTTATAGCCACGATCATTCGAAGCCGGATGTACACTCTGCTGAAAGCGGAGATGGTAAACAACGACCGCAAAGCCAATTACATGACCGTTCCAGCTGCTTTACGGGAAATGGAAAAGATCGAAATGACGAGGATGGGAGATGGCAACTATCGCCTAAGTCACGCGGTGACAGCCACGCAGAAGGCAATCCTGAAGGCTTTCAGGCTGGATGCGGCAGACGTAAAGAACAAGGCAAATCAAATCAACGAACGGTTGAAAGGAGCACTATAATGCCAAGAGGACCCAAGATCCTGATCGATGAGAAAATCAAGCAATCTGAGGCCGCCCTCGCTAAAGCCAAGGCCAGATACGACGCGGAAGCAGCTGTCCTGAAGGAGCTTCTCCAGAAGAGACAGGCAATGAGAGACCGCGAATTAATGGAGGCGATCGCGAAAAGCAAACGCTCCTTTGAAGAGATTCTGGATTACATCAATAGGGATCCGGATGCAGAATAAATCGGTCAATTTGATCTTTAGTGGGAAAATCTCAGGAAGTTAAGGGTAAATCATTTCTGGTCAATAAATCTTCCATACACATCACGCTCCTTACTTACAGCATGAATCCTTGAATGTTCTGATTTGCTTAATACTACTAAATTCTCAGTGTGATTATTATGATGGTTGAAATCAATATGATGAACTTCTTCATTATCAGTCAATTTGCGACCTAAAGTTTCTTCCATAATTTTTCTGTGTATAGGAACGCCTCCAACAAGTGGACTATACCCACAAACTCCTGTCCATCGCTTAAAGCTGTGTCCACACTCAGGCTTACAAAAATTATGGTTTGATCGATTAACATCAGATCTTTTTTTCTCAAATTCTAGATCACACCAATCGCATTTTACTGTCATGCGCTTTGTTTTATATTTGTTAGCACACTTTGATGAACAAAAGAAATGAATGTTACGTTTCTTTT